AATCATGTGCGCTTTTAACAGTATTTTGAGCGATACTTTGCAAGCTCAGAGGCGGTTCTTTCGCCTTTGTGACTCTGCCGGGCTGTCGTTTAAGGCGCTGCACTACGACACCGGCATACCAGTGGCAACGCTACAGTCGTGGGCCAAAGAGACGGCTATGCCACTGGCGGCGCTCAACCGTTTTGCAAAAGCGGGCGTCCCTGATGAGTTGGTTTCTGTCCTGACTGAGCCAGGCGGCAAGGTAATTTGCCATGACGGGCCAGAGGGCGATCTGGACGCGCTGGGCGTGGAAGCTGCCGGCTACGTCAACGAGTGGGCTGCTGTTGTAGCTGGCGGCGACACTGGCGCTGACATTTGCCCAGAAGCCCGCGAACGACTGTCCAAACGCCGCACGCGCCTGCTTGCTGCTGCTGGTGTGCGCTGATGGTTTCTTACACCTTATGGACGCAGCAGGAAGATGCGGCGCTGGCCGACATGATCGCGCGCAACCTTAGCTATAACTCAATCGCCCGCCTGATGGGCCGCACCCAGGACGCGGTGCGCGGTCGTGTGCGCCAGTTACGCAACAATGATCCGCTTGGCGACCGTGCTGCCAATTGGAACGATGAGCGCGATCTGATCCTTTTGAAGATGACGGCAGCCGGTCGAACGCGCGGCGAGATTGCACGCAAGTTTGGCCTGTCTCATCACAGCGTCACCCGCCGACTTGCCCGCCTGCTTGAAGAGCCGACCACGTCAAGGCGCAGTCAACCCAGCCCGGTGCCGCGTGCGCAAACTGGCGGCTGCTTTGAGACAGTTGATCGGCACGCAACCCGGCAATTTGAAAAGCATTTTCGTGAAGTCGCGGCGAGGCGCGGGTGGGCGGTGCGGGAGCAGGACGCTCATGGGCGCTGGTATTTGCCCAGCAAACAGGTGGCCGCATGACCCCTTACGAAAAGCGCCACGCGGTCGTGCATCGCATTGCTGACGCGCACGGCGTCAACCCGGCTGCGATCTATGGCTGGTCAAAGTTTCAGGAAGTTGTGCGCGCCCGCGATGCTGCGATCCGCGCGCTGGCTGCCGAGTGCGGCATGGGGCAGTCTGAGATTGCCCGCTTTCTGGGCTTGGTGCCGAGCAGCGTATGGGCCGCCTTCAATCGGGACAAGAAGCGGCGGCGCAACACTGAGTGGTCGCGGCAGGCACGCGCCCGCAACATGGCGGCGCAGGCATGATTGCGCTGCTGCCCTGGCGCTTGCAGGCGCGTTACCTGAACTTCATCGGCAAGCCGGTCTATGTGATCGCCATGCTCGTTGGGCAGCCGATTGATGATGTGGCGGCGTATCTGTTCCGGCGGGCCGCATGAGCCGCGCCTGGACGCCTGAACAGCTAGACGCGCTGGAAAAGCCGGTGAAGCGCACCCGCGTGGGCAAGGCTATCAAAGGCGGCCCAACTGAGCGCGTCATCCAGCGCGGCATCGTGAAGGGTTTGCGAGAGCGGCATCTGCGCGTGATCCACATTCCCAACGGTGGCCAATACAACGGCGACAGCATCGCCCGGCTGCGTATGGCGATGGCCAAGCGCATGGACGGCGAGGTCGCGGGCTTTCCCGATCTGCTGGTGCTGCGTCCGCTGAAACGCGGCGGGCCAGAAATTGGGCTGCTGGAAGTCAAGCGGGCCGGTGGTGTGCTGTCTGAACGGCAAGTGGCGACACTGGCGCACTTGGAGGCCGATGGGTTTCGGGCGGCGGTTGTTACGTCACTTGATGAGGCTCTTGCTGCGTTGCGGTCTTGGGGGTGGATGTGAGCGGCTTTGGCCAGTTCCGTCCCGATCCGAGCGCCCGTGAAAGCGCACAGATCAAGCTCACCCGCGACCGGGCCAAGCTGGTGGAAGCCCGCTGCGCCTCGCACGGCGCGCATGATCTGAAGGGCTGGCTGAACGGCATTGAAGTCAACGCCTGGGGCAGCACGGATCGCAGCGAGGCGCTGGCAATCATCAAGCGGCAACTGGGCAAAGATGCGTGGCGGCAGGCGCTTGATGTGGTGGTGCTGTTTTGACCGTCGCCGCCGCCTGGTATGCCGCCCGCCGCGCGATCTATAAGCGCGAGGAACGCACCTCTGCACATGATGCGATGGCCAACGCACTGCGCTGCGATTGGGCTGATTGGTGGTCGATGCTGCCGTTCGCGCCGATCCAAGTTGATGGCATGTGGTGGATCGCTGCTAGCGACACGTTGAATATCGACGGCGACATCCTGCTGATCGACGGCGTGTCTGGCGCGATGCGCTGGGCCGACGATGACCGCGCTGTTGGCTTTTGGGGCGGCCACCGCAGCGCCGGTCATCTGCGCGTCTATGCCGATGGCCTGACCCTTGCCCGCGCCTGGGTAAACGAACGCCGCGCCGCCTGGTCACGCATCAAGGCCGCTGGCGAGGCACACCGCACGCCTGAAATGTTTGAACAGGCCGCGCTGCCCGGTTTTGCTATGATCGGCACACCTGACCGCATCGGCAACTTCGCCGCCATCATGGGCGCTGACAGCATTGAAATCGACACGCCAAGCCTGCGCAACCCGCTGGCCGACGCGATTTTGAAGGCCGCCAGACTGCCGGTTGTGCGCGTGCGCAAGCCGGAACTGGTGGCCGCCTGAAATGGATGATGGGGACGATATGAACGCTCATTTTCATCAATGGGGCGCAGACGCCAAGCAGCAGCCTGTTGGCGGCCTTGACCTGATCGACGTGGGAAGCTGGGAAGGCGTTACCCTGCCAGAGCGCGAGTGGGTGGTGCCTGGCTGGATTTTGCCGCGCGCCGTGACCCTGATTTCAGGCGCGGGTGGCACCGGCAAGTCGCTGCTGATCCAGCAATGGTTATCGGCAATTGCGCTGGGCGATGGCTTCATGGGAACGCGCGGCACTGCCCCGGTGCCGGCGCTGTACGTCAATTGCGAGGATGACGCCGAGGAACTGCAACGCCGCCAAGCAGCCATCGCCAAGACGTTTAACCGGCGCATGGCATCCTATGCTGGCCAGCTTCATCTGGTTGCGCGCTTAGGCATGGACAACCCCATCGGCGTGATCGGCGACGACGGCAAGTTTAAGCCCAACCAGTTTTTTGACGACATCCGCGATGCCGCGCTGTCAGTCGGCGCAAAGGTGATCGCGCTCGACAACGCCATGCAACTCTATGTCGGCAACCTCAACGATCCGCGCGAGGTGACGGTGTTCTGCAACGCGCTCACCCGCTTGGCGATTGAAACGGGCGCGGCTGTGATTCTCGCCGGCCACGTTGCCAAGGCGCAGGGCAGTGAGTTTGCCGGCACGATGGCATGGGAAAACGCGGTGCGTATGCGCCTCTTCCTCAAGCGCGAACTGGATGAAAAGGGCGAGGAAGTAGAGGACAGCGACCGCCGCATCCTGACACGCGGCAAGGCCAATAGCGCGCGTAAGGGTGAGCGCCTTACCATGATGTGGCATGAAGGCGCGTTTCACGATGAGAGCCAGATCGCCGGCACTGAGGGTCGTCTGGTGCAGGAAGAAGTGGCGTTCCTGCGGTGCCTGGATGCGGTCACTGAACAGCGCCGTCACGTCTCGCACATGCCCGCTGCCAACTTCGCCCCAAAGGTTTTTGCCGCAATGCCGGAAGCGTCTGGCGTGTCTCGCAAGGCGCTAGAGCAGGCGATGGAACGGCTCTTTGCCAGCAAGGAAATCGTGGCCAATGAAGAGCTATGGCGGGACGAAAAGAAGCGCCGGATGACCTACGGATTGGCCCGAAACAAGGCCGCCCAAACCCCGCCCAAACCCAAAAGCCCCGAAACTGACATAGACGCTGTTTTTGAGGATAAAGTAGCTATGTTTCAAGAGTTTGCGCGCACTTCTTCAAGCGCCCAAACCACTGCCCAAACCCTGCACCAAACCCCGCCCAAACCCCGCCCAAACCCCGCCCAAACCCGCCCACACACCCCCCTATATACTACGTATATATCCGGTGGGGCCGATGGCACCCCCACCGGAGAAGCAGATTACGATTTGGAAGCTGGGCCGCAGCCGTTGCCGGATGACGATGGCTACCTCGCCGCAGTGCAGGCCGAGCTTAACGATGTGCCTTGGTATGCACCCGATGACCTGACCGAGTTTGACAACCAAGAACCGCTGATCTGATCGCCAACCAGCTTAGGAGTTGCACCGATGCCGAAAGCCAAGCGCAAAGCCACGCCGCAACCGATTGGCGACTTCGTTGATCAGATCAGGGCAGGGGAGGGCTTCACCGATGCCCGCGTGGTGATGATGCCCGGCGAGGTAAAACGGGAGGCGCTGAACACCAAACGCCGCGCTTGCCCGGCCATGCGGTGGTCTTGGCTGTCTGTGGATCAGCGGGGCATCTTGGTGCTGTTCGCCCAGGCCGCCGATGACGCGGGCTATGGCACCGTTCGCAGCGCGCTGTGTGAGCCGACAGGCGAGGGCATGGGCAACAGCGCAGAACGCCTGTTTGCACGCCGGCAGCGTTACGCCGCAATGCGCAACGCCTGCCGTGACCAGGCGGCCATGATCCTGACGTGTGAGGCGCTTGATCCGCCAGACCGCGAGACGTTTGATCAGACAGCGCGGCGGCTGTGCGTTGGCAGTCGGGATGCAGCACGGTTGCGGGCGCAGATGCAGATCGGCTATGTGGCGGATGATCTTCTGGCGTGGAAGGTGATGGGTGAGAGGAATGTGGCGTGAGTAAAAACGTCGAACGCAATGACGCCATTGTTGCGGCCTTCAAAGCCGGCGCATCGTTTGCTGAAATTGGGAGGCAGTTTGGTGTAAGCTCTTTGCGCGCAAAGCAGATCATCGAACGCCGCCGCAAGGTGGAAGCTATTGCAGCAGAGGGTCACGGTTTAGGAATTAGGGCGCGCAACGTATTGCTCAACGAAGGTTTTGCAATTGATGATTGGCGGGGCATACTAGGTCGGTCAGCTAAGGAATGGTTGAACACCCCTAACGTTGGCCGCAAGTCTTATGCCGAAATTGTTGCACACTGTCACCGCTTGCGCGACCGCGCTTGACGACCCGCGCGGCAGATGATAAGAAACAGCTATTGATTGTAGCTGCGCCTAGCGCACTTAGTTAAGTGAAGCCCCTGCACCTCGCCCGGTGTGGGGGTTTTTCTTTAGGCTTCCCCTCACGGGGCGCTGGCCACGACACAAGCCCATAGCATCAGATGGCCAGCGATATGACCGCAGCAACCGAGCGCGTTCGTGGAAGAGCATGGCAGCGCATCCGGCGCGAGGTGCTGATGGCTGAACCGCTGTGCCGCATCTGTCTGGCCAGTGATCGGGTGACGGCAGCCGCTGAAGTCGATCACATCGTGCCGTTGCACCTGGGTGGTCACGCAACCTGGCGGGGCAATCTGCGGGCGCTGTGCCGTCAATGCCATGTGGACGTGACGAACGAGGCGATGGGGCATCGGGTCAAGGTTGAGATCGGACTTGATGGCTGGCCGGTGTGACCGGGGGGGCTAAATCTTCCCAGATTTCAAAGCCGGAAACCGGTTGGTGGCCTTCTTTTTGGCAAACCCAATTCAAAACATGACTGCCCTGCAATTATAGGACACACCATGCCGCGACCGAGACTGCCGGCAGCAAAGGCCGCAGTGACCGGCGCTGCCCTTCGCCATCCTGAGCGCCACCGCGACCGAAAAGAGCCTGCGAACACCCCGCTGGGCAAGCCTTCAATCCACTTGGACGACTTCGGCAAGCGCGCCTTTGAGGCGTTTAAGCGGGAACTGCCCTGGCTGACTGAGGGCGACCGTGCGCTAGTCGAGGTCGCGTCATCGTTGCGCGGGCGGCTGATTGAGGACGCTGCCGGGGTGGGCGTGTCGGCATTGCAGGCGCTATCTGCGGTGCTGTCTAAGCTGGGCGCAACGCCGACCGACAGAAGCAAGATTTCTGTGCCGGCGGATGAAGAGGAAAAAGACGATTTTTTTGGAGTGAACTAGGTTATAAGACGAAGCCCGGCAGCGCTGCAACGCCACCGGGCTTCTTGCCAAGACGATGATGGAGCATCGCATGGTTGTTGCCAGTTTAGTACCGAATAAGCGTTGCCGAAAGTGTCAACAGGATTTTCCTGCAAACACTGATTGGTTTAACAAGAAGCTTGACGGCTTAACTGCGTGGTGTCGTTCTTGTCGGTCTGCCGATAGGAAGGCGACCTACGCGGCAAATGCCGAGCAGATAAACGCAGCCGTTCGGGCTAAGAGAAGCGACGAGACGCGCGCGCAAGATCGAAAGCGTTACGCAGAAAATCCCGAGAAAAAGCGGGCATCTGTTTTGGCGTGGCGTAACGCCAATCCGGAAAAGTGCAGGTTAATTGATCAGCGGCAGTACGAAAAATTTCAGGATCGCAAAAAGAAACAAGCTGCCGAGTGGTCTCAAAAAAATAAAAAACGCGTGCAAGAAAACATGCGGGCTTGGTTTTCACAAAAACAAGCTACAGACCCTCGTTACCGTTTAGCTAATTCGATTTCTTCATACGTGTACTGGTGTCTAAAAAACAAAAAGAACGGAAAAAAGACGGCCGACATTCTTGGCTATACCATTGAAGAATTGCAGACTCATTTGGAGCGGCAATTTCAGCCGGGCATGTCTTGGAATAACTATGGTCAATGGCACGTAGACCATATTGTTCCGGTGGCCGCGTTTTCCTTCTCCTCGCATGAGGATGAAAACTTTAAAGCATGTTGGGCGATAACAAATCTGCGCCCGCTATGGGCCGCCGAAAACCTGCGCAAAAGAAACCGGCGCGAACTACTTCTTTAGCTGACCGCGCCACGGCCTGGGCAGCCGATGTCGTCGCCGGCAAAGTCATTGCGGGGCCTCACATCCGTAACGCCTGCCGCCGGCACCTTGACGATCTGAAGCTCGGCCATGAACGCGGCCTGCGGTATGACGTTGAGGCTGCCGAGCGCGTCTGGCGGTTCTTTGAGACAAAGCTGCGTTTGAACGGCGGGCAGTTTGAGGGACGGCCTTTTCTGCTGCAACCAAGCCAAGCGTTCAAGCTGGGCTGCCTGTTTGGGTGGAAGCGCGAGGACAACACCCGCCGCTTTCGCAGGGCCTATATTGAGGAAGGCAAGGGCAACGGCAAAAGCCCTTTTGCTGCTGGCGTTGGGCTTTACGGCATGATGGCCGATAGCGAGGCTGGGGCAGAGATTTACAGCTTGGGAGCGCAGCGCGATCAGGCAGCCATCCTGTTCCGCGATGCGGTCAAGATGGTTGATCAGTCGCCCGATCTGGCAAAGCGGGTGACAAAGTCGGGCGGGCCGGCGCGGGAATACAATCTGGCCTGGCTGCAAACTGGCAGCTTCTTTCGGCCAATGTCGCGCGATGCCGGCAAGACCGGCTCTGGTCTGCGCCCGCACATTGGCTTGGCGGATGAGGTGCATGAGCATCCGAGCCGTGACGCCATTGAAATGCTGGAGGCGGGTTTTAAGTTTCGCCGGCAGCCTATGCTGCTGATGATTACGAACAGCGGCACGGATCGCAATTCGATCTGCTGGGAAGAACATGAACACGCGATCCGGGTGGCATCCGGCAACCGCGAGGCAAAGGACGATGACGCCCCCTACATCGGGGAGCCGATTGACGATGATACGTTCAGCTTTGTCTGCGGCCTAGATAAAGACGATGATCCGCTGAACGATCCCACTTGCTGGATCAAGGCTAACCCGCTGCTAGGTACGATCCTGCAACCGGACTATCTCGCCAAGAAGGCCAAGCAGGCCAAAGAACTGCCTGGCAAGCGCAACGGGATCATGCGGTTAAACTTCTGCCGCTGGACGGACGCCGAGAATAGCTGGATCGCCCGCGAGTTGCTTGAACAGCGGCTTGATGATTTTGACCCGTCTGAGTTTGGCAGCGTCCTGGCGGCGGGGCTAGATTTGTCGGGCCGCAACGATTTGACTGCTGCGGCGTTTATTGCGGCTGATGGGTTTACGGAAGACGGCAAGCCCAAGTTTGCGGCGTGGGTGGAAGCCTGGACGCCTGAACAGGGCATCCGGGAGCGCGGCGAGAAAGACCGTGCGCCGTATGAGGCGTGGGCCGATCTTGGCTGGCTCCACACTACGCCGGGCGCGCGGGTTGGTTATGAACACGTCGCCAAGGGCGTGCTGGACGTTCACGAAGCCAGCCCCATTGGGGTGCTGGCATACGATAACTACGCCTTTGACCGATTCCGCGAGGCGGCTGACAGTATGGGGTTAAGCGTCCCTGAGATGCAGCACCCGCAAGCTGGCCGCAAGCGCGCCAAGACGGACGATGGTGACGCCGGGCTTTGGATGCCGGGCAGCGTTACAATGCTTGAAGAACTGCTGATCGAAGGCCGGCTGCGCTTGAAGCGCAACCCGGTGTTGATCAGCGCAATGATGTCAGCGGTGTTCGATAGCGACCCGCTGGAAAACAGATGGTTTGCAAAGCGCAAAGCAACGCAGCGGATTGACCCTGCGGTGGCGCTGGCAATGGCAATAGGAGCGGCGACGATGACGAAAGAAGCCGCGCCCGATCCTATGGTTTACGTGCTGTAATGGGTGCGCTTTCGTTCATCCGAGATAGCATCTGGCCGGCGACCTTGCCGACCGAGGCGAAGTCCTACGTTGCGCCCACACCGGGGACGGCGGCCTATTCTGATTTCGTGCAGGGCATCAATGGCCTTGTCTCCAAGTCGGGCGAGGCTGTTACGCTGCGGCAGGCGCTTGGCGTTTCGACGGTGTACGCCTGCGTGCGGGTGGTGGCTGAAGGCATGGCACAAGTGCCGTGCAAGCTCTACCGCCGCACTGCTGACGGTGGCCGCATTGAGGCGCGCGATCATCCGTTGTGGTCGCTGCTGTATCGCAAGCCGAACCTGTCGCAGACCAGCTTTGAGTTCCGCGAACAGATTGCCATGCACCTTTGCCTGGCCGGCAATGCGTTTGTGGTGGTGACGCGGGACAGCGAAGGCCGGGTGCTGGAACTGCTGCCGTTTGAGCCGGGTTATGTGCGCCTGGAACGCCAGCGCGATATGTCGGTGCGCTACTGGGTGCGCGGGCCTGAGACACGCGAAGTCGAGGTGCCTGCGTCTGCGATGTGGCACATTCGCGGGTCGTCGTGGACGGGCTGGCGCGGCGAGGATGTGCTGGCTCTGGCGCGCGATAGCGTTGGGCTGGCGCTGGCAACGGAGAGCTTTGGCAGCGAAATGTTTGCCAACGGGGTGCGCCTGTCTGGCCACCTTGAAGTTGAAGGCACGCCCAGCCCTGAAACGCTGGCGGCGATCCGTTCGACGTGGAACGCGGTGCATCAAGGCAGCGGCAATCGCCTGCAAACGGCGCTGCTGGCTGGCGGCATCAAGTTCAGCCCGCACGACGTCAAAGCCGATGAGGCGCAGTATATCGAAACCCGGAAGTTTTTGGTGCCGGAAATCTGCCGTTTCTTCCGCGTCATGCCGGTCATGGTGGGGCATCAGGACGGCACGGCCAGCTATGCCAGCGTCGAACAGATGTTTCTTGCCCACCGCACCCACACGCTTGGGCCGTGGTTTGAACGCTTTGAACAATCGGCTGAGTGCCATCTGCTAAACGAACGCGAACGCAACGAATACGAAATTGAACTGGTCGAGCATGTGCTGACGCGCGGCACGTCCAAAGAGCGCGCCGAAACGCTGGCGATCATGCGCCAGAACGGCGCGCTGACCGGAAACCAGTTCCGCGAACAGATGGATATGTCGCGGGAAAACGAAGCCATTCTCAATGAATACACGCCGGCTGCCAACCTCTTTGGGCCGCGCGACCCTGGCGGGAGTGCTGCCGAATGACGATCTATCTTGTGGACGGCAATGCCGATCTTGACCGCGTGGAAGCTGACACCTGGGCTGATGCCGAGGCGCAGCTTGCAGGCAAGGGCGAGATCATTGGCGAACTGGTAGATATTGCCTGCAAGACCGCGTGCGAACTGACCGAGATCAAGTTTGCTGATGGCGGCGATGCGATGGCCTTTGATGGCTACGGCGCTATCTTCAACAATGTTGATCGTGGCGGCGACAAGATTTTGCCGGGCGCGTTTACCGAAACTTTGGCCGAGTGGAAAGCTGGCGGTCGCTTGCCGACGATGCTTTACCAGCACGGCCAGATGGGCGGCGGGCCGGTAATGCCGGTGGGCGTTTACACCGCGATGGAAGAGGACAGCCAAGGGCTGCGCGTGTCGGGCAAGCTGTTCGATCACAGCGTTGGCCGCGACCTTTACGTGGCGCTCAAGGGTGGCGCGATTGGTGGCCTGTCGATTGGCTACCGCGCCAAGGAACTAGGCCGCCCACCGATGGGTGCTGCCGAACGCCGCCAGATCAAGGCCGCCTCGCTGGTCGAGGTGTCGCTGGTCAACGATCCGATGAATCAAGCCGCGCGCTTCACCGCTGTGAAGTCGGCTGACGATCTCAAGCAAGAGATCAAAACCCTATCTGAACTGGGCAAGCTGGTGCGTGAGGCAACGGGCTGGAGCCGGTCACAGGTGGAAGCTGTGATGAGCAACTTCCAAGCCA